CTGTAAAAATCTTTAGCATAGGTGCGAGCTGTTCCCTGCATTCGCATTCGAGTTATCGTAATTCGTGTCATTGAAAACGAAAGCCCTGGAGGACAACCCACAAAGACAAACAACCTTTAATTTCTATTTCTGAATAATTGTTGTCCACACTTCAAAGAACTGTTCGCCTGCATACCTTGCCAGTTCCCGCGTTTTAAAGCAAAGGCGCGAGCCGTACCCCGCAGACGCATACGAGTAATCGTAACACGCGTCATTGAAAACGAAAGCCCCGGAGGACATATAGAAGTATGGATAGTATTTACATTGATCACCATCATTCCAGTCGGCTTTCCATCCTTCGTTCAATGCTTCGGCAATCACAATAATTTTGTATTGCGCTTTAAAATACTCACGCAAATCTTCATGTAAATTTGAGAAGTCAGGAACTTCCGGACGACAGGTTTCTTTAATGGCATCTTCGAAAGTCTTAATACGTACCATCACGTTTTCTTTCACTTCTTTTACTGCTACTTCTTTTTCTTCTTTTTTCATGTGTGTGTGTGTTGTTTTTTTGTGCTTTTCCAATCAGTCAACCGACTGATTGGAAAAGCTGATTATTTTAAATTAAAACATAAATCCTTTATATGTATCGGCAAATTGTTTGCCTGCATATGTCGCCAATTCGTCACTGGGGAAGCAAAGGCGCGAGCCGTCCCCCGCATTCGCAGACGAGTAAGCGAAATCCGCGTCAGTGAAAACGAAAGCCCCGGAGGACAACCGGAAATAAGGAACCCACTTTGCCTGGTTCGTATTAGTCCAGTCAGGAACCCATCCCTGGTTAAGAGCCTTAGTTACCGTTTTTAGTTTCCGGTAATTGATTTCATCGGTTGTGAAACCAAGGTCTGTAAGTTCCTTTTCATTTAAAGGGATTTCATTAAGTTCTAAACATGCATCTTTGTATGTTTTGATTCGATCGGTAATTTTACCAGTGAAAAAATCTTTCCCAAATGTATCTTCAAGTGCTGACTTGAATTCCGGCATAGTGGTATATAACTTCCGGGCATTATTCTTTGAAATTTTTATTGCTTCTAATGTATCCATATAATTTTAAGTATTTATTATTTTACATCCCATACCCCTTTCGGGATTGATACCAACCATTCACCTAATGGTTTTGTAAGTTCAAATTCGTTTGTAACATTAAATTCCTGACTCAGTATATTTTTATAGACAACCAATTTTAAACCATTATCTTTCTTTGTCAAAATATAATTGTCGCAAACAATTAAAAGTGTAAAAAGAGCCGCCAGATATTCAATTTTATTTTCCGGCGACTGCTTTTTCATTGCCATCCTTTGAAGTTCCTTAACCGACGGCATCGAACAGGTATACGTCTAAGATTTGTGTTTCCGTGACAGAAGCTATTTGGTAGTCAGCCATGGAAGCTTTCATACCTTTTACAATTCCTTCGTTGGCTTCCTTCGTATCGTTCGCCTGAACTAACATAGTAGTTGCCGTTCTCTTTTCAATTCCTTTGTCTTCGTCAAGAGAAATAAAATACAATTTTGCTTTGTACCATTTTTCACCATTTTCATCAAAGAATATTTCATTGATTCTTGCTCTACGAATTGTTGACACTGTGAATTCACCAGTAATATAAGGCGTCATTTCTTTTATGATTCGCGCCTCTGTCTCTGTGAATGACAAGGCATCCACCAAATACGTTTCACTTACTTTTACGATTTTACCCTCTTCAGCAGTTTTCTCGTATTTAATCTTTGTCTCAAACCAATTATGCATGTTGTTTTTGTTTATGTCCCGTGTGTTCGGAACTGATTATTATTATTAATTTTAAATCTACTATGCTTTTGTTGCTGATAATGGAAGTTGCTTATAGCCAAATTCCTCTTTTTTAAACACCTTTACGGACACTGAAGTCATTTCCTTATAAAGTGACCGTTTTACTGCATCGGCGGCCAATTTCAGCAGCGGTACGTCGTAATCTTCTGCCGAACTTACAAACACCCAAAGGTTCTCAGCTGAGTAAGTTCCGCCTCTTGATTTACCAAGTAGATTTTCAATAATGGAGGTCATCATTTTTGAATCTTCACTTTCATCTGACTTTTCCGTCAACCACTGTTTTGCATATTCAACACCTGCATGTATACCATCATCGTACTTGAAAGTGTCGTTATAGTCAATTACAAATTTTACTGAATTGTCCTTTGCTTTGAAAGTGAAGGATTTTTGTTTTTCAGCCGCCTTTGCCAAATCAGTTTTCATTTGCATAAGCGGTTCAAGTTTATGAATACACTTTTGTTTAAAATTTACGATGGCTTCAGATAATAATTCTACTTCCTCCATCATTTCCAATACAACCTCATTTTCAAGGTCAACAAGGGCTAATCTGTCAGCCGTACGTTGTTCACTTGCTTTTTTCTCTTGTTCACGAAACTGAGCATGCAGTTCTTTGATTTGATCAGGGGTTAAATCCCCAACGTTTACTGTTTTTGCCATTTTTTTATTTTGTTAATTATATAAATTCCGATAGTCAATATTTTTTCCCAAATCCAACATCCAGCCATTGGGATACATAATAAAATGATTAGTATAACTATGTGCGATACTTTTGTATTTTCCCATTCATCATAATCATAATTGTTATCGTAATATTCCGGAGTAACTTCCTTAAAAGTCCGGGGAGGACAATAACATACGACATTTCGATTATTACATCCGGAACCAGGGATATGAAGATCACAAACAAAGCAACTGGCAGCTCCAAAAATATCGGTCTTTTGTGCCTCGTACAATTTACCATTGATCATCCCTCGTTCGCCTACCGGGATATTGATTAAAGCAAGCTTGTTCATACGCTTTTTTTTCCTTTATAATTCTTTGCCAGGTAAATCCCAATTATAAAGACTCCAATAATAACCGGTACATATATAAATATCTGATCAGTCATAATCTTCCTCCATTCTTTTGAATTCTGCAAACTTATCCGCGTAATCCGGATCATCAATTTCATGAGTTTCGAGCCATTCGATCAACTCATCAATTTTTTGTATTTCTTTTTCCATTTCTATGATATTAAAATTCTGTATTATTTTTATTTTCCTGTCAAATACCTGGGATAATGATTAATTCAACGTTGTCATTTTTCCAACCATTTCTTCTGTCAATACAGCCACGTTATTCAAATCCTTCGTTTGGTTCCTGAAGGCATAGTATAAAGACTGTAGTTGTTCTTTCGGGATATCATTAAAACTGCAAACTTTACCCGAAGCGTTACAGGCAATGCCCTTCACTTCATTCATATCGGTTACACATCCCATTGCTTCACGCCATGCAAATATGACCGCTATCAACCGCTTACGGCGTTTATCCAGTTCGTCAGATTCAGGGTTGGAGGTGCGGTCCAACAAATCACATACCTCAATCAATTGCTTTAGTGTCAAATCCACTGAAGTAGTTACACCCCATTGCGATAGTATCGCTTTTTTATCCATTTCACTTACATTGCCTTTTCTCAATAAAGTATGATACTTTTTTATCAATGCATTTTTCTGTTTATCCATAAAAGTTGTTGCCATGTCTGTGTATGTTTAAAAAGTAAATAGTAAATCTTTTATATTTGTGATAATACTTTCTTGTGTTCACCCCAATAATCAAAAGCCTTTTCCGGCCATATTGTATAATTTCCCTTTGTGCCAATGTACCTGCCTTTGCTGAATGCCTTGTATCCTTCAACCCATATTTTCAAAGAAGCATCATACATCACGCTTTCTGCCGGTCTGCCGGTTGGCTTTCTGCCACTTGCCTGGCTAATGAAGATTATTAGTTTTTTTGGAAATTGTTCCTTAAATTTCAAGTAATCATTAAATGTCATTTGAGTTGTTTGATAGGAATCGATCACCGCTATTTTTGCGCTTTTTTTAAGGTTTAACCTCTTTGTAAAAACCTCCATGTTTTCATCAACCACATGTATTTTGTTTTTATCATCCTGCATATTAAATTTTACAAGACTCTTTTTTAGCGTATGTTTTGTTCCTTCCTCCCGTGAATTAAAAACAATGTGTTCAAATCGTGAGAGATGTTCCATCAATTTCAATGTGAAACTTGTCTTACCATTCCCGGAGTTTCCCCAGATAAACCATACTCCTGTTTTTTCCGGTTTATCAAAAGCATCAAACCATTCATCTTCAAAATCAAACAAATCATATTTCTTATCAAGGATATTCTGAATTGTCAACGCTCGTTTAATCGCCATCTCTATTTCTTTTCATTTTTAATAACTGCGTCTTAATGCTCCGCCAACTGGTGGACTAGGGTTCTCTATTTCAATTTTTGCAACTCTATTTTAACCCTGCGTAATGAACCGTTCACCTTTGCGATAATCGCTTTCACATCTACATCCGGGTTGTTAGCTTTAGCAATCATAGCCACTTGTTTTCGGTTAAATTCTTCGGATGCTTCAGAACCATCCGGTGTAACTTTTTGATACCGGCTACCAAAGCGTGAAAATAATTCAGCATAACCCACTTTCTTAGCACTCAGGGCACGTTCAATCTTTTGTTTCAACCCATCAGCACCCATCATATACCAACCACATACGCCTTCGGTAGCATTCCATAGAGCCTTTAGTTCCAGGAAGGCTGGGTAATCCAAATCACCCGCCTCATCCAGTATAATTAAGGGGTTGGGAATCGAACGCAGATAAAACACCAAATCTGCATACACCTCAGCGTACTTGCCCGTGTTTCCCAACCCCAGTTCTTTTGATATGCCGCGAACCAGTTTTTGTTTACTTTTCACCTGGCTGCAATCAATATAAATAGCAAACTTATTTTCTTTAACATAACAACGAGCCGTGTAAGTCTTACCCAGGTCAGCGATATCGCAAAGCAGGCTACTCATGCTCCTTTGTTGACAAGCGTTCAACTGTGGATATATAAAATCATAAGCCGGGGTTTTAGCCGTTATCCATTTCGACTCTTCACAAAGTTGAACATCCAGTCTGCGGGCAATGGAATACCATTTTGCTTCACTCAATACATTTTCATGATCACCATTGATCACACGGCTCAATTGCGCGCTGTTGATATCTAATGATACGGCTTGCTTTGCTGCCGACTGGTATTGATTGCGATCAAGTACTATCGCTGCAATAATTCTGTTTTTAAATTCCTGATTCATGATGTTTTGGTGTTTTAAAAGTTATTGAAATTCTGTTTAAAGACTATTTAAAGCCCATTCTTT